CGATTGCCGGAAGCTCTCGGCGTCGCGGGCCATGATGGTCACGTTGACCCCGCCGCCCGCGCCGTAGCTCTGTGCCTCCCGCCGCGACAGCACGCGTTCTCCGCGCTGCAGGATCGCGGGCACCTCGTCGTGACGAAGCCCGGCCATGCCGCCACCATGCATTCGCGGCGCGGCAGCAAAAGCCATGGCCGGGACCATCCGCGAGGGTCCAGCCGATCCGACCATCCCGCCCGCATGCAAGACGTTGGCGAAGATGCCGCCCGCCCCTGAGAACACGCCCGAGAGCGCATTGGCGATCGGCCCGAGGATGAACCGCCGCGCCGCGAGCTGGGCGAGATCGGCCAGCAGCGAGGTGACTAGGTCGCGGAAGTTCAGTTTGCCGGTCTTCACGAACTGGCCCACCGCGTTCTCGGCCGACTGGAAGGCGCCGACGAGGCTCTGGCCGATGTCGCCACCGATCTCGCGCGCCTTGCTGGCGTAGTCCGACAGCGCCGCGGTGACGGCCTGCCAGCCGGTGACGGCGGCCTCGGTCGCGGGCTCCGCTGCAGCGGCGGCAGCGCCGGCGGCCGCACCGGCACCCGTAGCGGCGCGCCCGGCTTCACCAAGCGCCGTCTCCAGCCGCTCGGCAGCACCAGTGGCCTCGGTCAGCGCATCGGCACTGGCCTCGTCGGTGCCGCGCATGGCATCGCGCAGGGCCTGCCAGCTTTCCAGCGGCGCGCGGGCCCCTTCCGCCAGATCGCGCGCGGCCCCGCGATAGACGTTGGCAGACTCAAGCGCGCGGTTGGCCGCCTCGGTCAGACCGAGATCGGGCGCGGTCAGCGGATTGTCCTCGAAGGCCCGATCAAAGGCCGCCTGTGCCGCGGTGGTCGCTGCAGTCGCCGCCCCCTCGAAACGGTTCTCGATCTCGCCGAGGTCGAGATCGGGCACCAGCGAGATTCGCCTCTCGGAGCCGAGAGCTTCGAGTCCCTGGTTGATGCCGCCGATGAAGCCGTTGATGCGCGAGACCACGCCGTTCAGCATCGCCTCGACGCCGTCGACCAGGCTGTTGGCCGCCTGGAACGCCAGATCGCCGATGGCGGCGGGCAGCAGGCCCCAGATCGCCTTGATCGCCTCGTAGGCGCCCTCGAACGTGTTCGCGGCGGTGTTGCCGAAACCGACGACGCTCTCGATGGCGCTCTGCATGCCCGACGCCGCATCGGCCTTCAGGTCGAAGAACATCGCTGTGGCGGCCGCGCCCGCCGCTGCGGCGCCCATCCTGATGCGTTCCCAGACCTCTACCGCGAGGTCCTTCAGGAGCGACATAGCCTCGCCGAAGCCGCCCGCACCGGAGACGAGACGAGTGAACTGATAGACGAGCTCGCCCGCGCCGACGATCAGCGCCCCGATGCCGGTGCGGATGAGCGCCCCACGCAGGACGACGAGCGCGGTGGCGAGACCGCGGGCGGAGAGCGCCGCGGCCGCCATTCCGGCGACCCAGCGTCCCGCGAGAAAGGCGGCGAAGGTGGCGGCGTAGGTGGTCAGGCGGCCGATGTTGTCGAAGAGGCCGCGGATCGCGATGCCAAGCGGGCCGGTCCGGCTGGCGACAGCCGCCATGGCGTTGGCAACGGCTTCCAGCGCAGGCGCCGCGGCGACCGCGAGCTGGTTGGACAGCCCGCGCCAGATCAGCCCGAGGCGCGAGATCGCGTCGTTCGTCCGCTCGATCTGGTCCGCATCCTGCTCGGAGACGACGACCCCGAAAGCGAGCACGTCCTCCGTTGCCTGGCGCAGCGTCGCGGTGTCGATCCGCGACATGGCGATGGAACCTTCCTCGCCGAAGAGCTGGCCCGCGACGGCCGCGCGTTCTGCGGCAGGTACGAAGCTCTCGATGGCGGCGTTGATCGCTCCGACCCGTTGGTCCAGCGGCAGGGCGATCAGCTCGTTGGCCGACAGCCCGAGCCGGTCCAGCGCATCAGCGGCAGGGCCGCTTCCGGCGGCCGCTTGGCTGAGACGGCGCGTCAGATCCTTGGTCGCCTGCTCGATGCCGGACATCGACACGCCCGCCAGCTCGCCCGCGCGCTCCAGGGTCTGGATCGAGGCGACGGTGGTCCCGAGGGATTGCGCGAGCTTGGCTTGTGCATCGACCGTCTGCAGGCCGGAGCGAACCATCGCCACGCCTGCGGCGGCAGCGGCTGCCACGGCCGCGGCGGCTGCGACCCGGACCCGCCGCGAGAAGGCCGCGAGTCGGGCGTTCGCCGCCTCCATTTCGCGGCTTAGCCGTCCAAAGCCTCGCGAACCGGCTTCGCCGACACCTTCCAGCTCGGCCCGCACCTGTCGCCCGCCGACCGCAGCAAGGCGGACGCTGACGCGTTTCTCGGCCATCGGTCAGACTCCTTGCTTTCGCCGTATGGGCGTCTTACGTTTATGCCATCGATCAAGTGAAGGTATGACCATGGCCGAGACCGCGACCCTGTCCTCGAAGTTCCAGATCTCGATTCCCAAGGCGATCCGGGCCGCCCAGCACTGGGAGGCCGGGCTGACCTTTGCCTTCATCCCGAAAGGCACGGGCGTCCTGCTTGTGCCGGTGCCCAAGCGGGAGGCGCTGAAGGGGCTCGCGCGCGGCGCGTCCGCCACCGATTATCGCGACCGGACGGATCGGTTCTGATGATCCTCGTCGACACGTCGGCGTGGATCGAGTGGCTCATCGGCTCGCCGACCGGCGAGAAGCTGTCCGAACATCTGCCCGAACAGGCCGAGTGGCTGGTCCCGACAATGGTCCAGCTCGAGCTGGCGAAATGGCTGACGCGCGAGGTCGGCGAGGACAAGGCGGATCAGGTCATCGCCTTCACGCAGGTCTGCCATGTGGTGCCGCTCGACACTGAGATCGCGTTGGCGGCGGCGGAGTCGTGCCGGGAGCACAAGCTCGCTACTGCCGACGCGATCATCTTCGCAACCGCCCGCGCACAGGGCGCGACGCTCCTGACCTGCGACGCACATTTCCAGGGACTGCCCGGCGTCACCCTGATCGAGAAGATCAAGGCCTGAAACCCGGGGCGCCATTTGCCGCCAGCTCCTCGTTCAGCTTCCGCACCATCACCGCTTCGATGACGGGCAGCAGTTCGGCCATGGCGAGCGGCGGCACGCCAAGCGCGTCACCGAGCGCCAGCGCCGCCGACATGTCCCAGCCGATCACCGCGCCGGGGAGCACGCGGAGCTGCCCGCCGAGACGGCCGACGAGGTCCCAGACCTGCCAACCCTCCGGCGTTTCCGGACGGTTCAGTCGCGTCGGGCAGTCCGGGCAGGTTTGCGCGCAGGCTTCGCAGTAGCGCTCGCCCCCGCCGAAGGACCATTCGGCGAGAGCGCGGAGGCGTTTTTTTCCTGTTCCAGCAGCAGGGCCTTGGAGACGTAGGTCAGTTGGAAGGCCTCGAAGATCGGCCAGACGTCGAGCAGCGCGTCGATGGCCTCGGGGCTCGGGTCGATGGGCTTGCCGTCCGCATCGCCCACGCCCTCCCAGGCGAGCACCGCCCGTCGCGCAAGCGCCTTGGCGAAGGCGACGGCGCGTTCCTCGTCGAAAGCCTCCTCCGGAACTGCCTCGACGGCGGAATCGCTGCGCGTCGCCACCATCAGGGCGGTGGTCAGCGGGCGCAGCTGCACCCGGACGCCGGGGGCGAGATCGTGCCAGCGGGGCGCTTTGGTCAGGTTGAGCGTGAGCATCGTCAGTACACCTCGATGTCGTTGATCAGGGTTGCCGTGCACATCCGGCCGACGACGCTGTCGCGCGCCGCCTGCCAGTCGAAGGTGGCCTGCACGCCTTGCGGCCCGGAGATCTCGATCCGCGGGCGCGGCAGGTAGACGGCGTGCACCGTGAAGGTGAAGCTCTCGCCCGACGGCAGGACGTAGGCGAACTCCATCTCGCAGGCCTCGCCGTTGATCGCCTGCGTCACCAGCGTCTGGTCGGCGAAGCGCACCTCGATCCGGCCGGTGAGCGCCGCGATGCTTGGGTCTGCACCGTCGATGCGCCCGTCCGAGCGGATCGTCTCGATCCGGTCGAGGTTGTTGGCATAGGTGATCTCGGCCGAGACCACGTTGCCGAGCGCTGAGCCGTTGCGCGTGATCGACCCGTTGAAATGGCCGAAGCGCTTCAGCTCCAGCGCGTCAGGCGTCCCGGCGCTGGTGGTCGTGCCCACCGTCTCGCCCTGCGCCACCAGCCGCGCCGTCGCCGTCAGCAGGCCGGACCGCTGCATCTGCCAGGTGATCTGGTCGAGCACGCAGCCCGAATACATCGCGTAGCGCGGCACCTCCGGCATGCCGGTCTCGATCGACATGCTGGGGAGCGTCCAGGACCCCGACTCGAACTCGTGGCTGTACGGGGCTTCCGCGCCGGTGGTCGTGGGCGCGCCGAACGCGGCCTTCAGCCAGAACCCAAACGCCTCGGCGTCGAGTGGCACGACGACATCGCCGTCGGCAGTGACCGCGTCCTTGATCGGCGCCAGCGGATCGCGGCCGTAGCCCAGAAGCTCCGAGTTCAGCAGCGGCTGCTCCGCGCCGAGCGAGGTGCTGGCGAAAGGCATGCGGGTGAAGCCGCTCACGGGTGGCGTTCCATAGGTCGTCTCGAACGCAAGCGCCATCAGCGCCCGCGCCCCTTGGGCTCGTGCCATGTTCGTCTCCTGTGGTCGGTTGGGTCAGGCCAGCTGGTCGGCCGTGGAATAGTGCAGCACCACCGGGATCACAGCGGCCTTCAGGCTCGCCGCGCCCTCGACCGGCAGGTCGACCGGGCGCGGCGCTTCAGCCTCGACCCAGTCGCAGAGCCCGCCCAACGTGCGGTCGGCGGCGAGCGCCGTGCCGATGCTGGCGGCCAGCGTGTCGAAGGCGGCGTCACGGTCGGCACCTTGGACCACCGCCTCGATCTCGGCGCTGTGCTGGTAGTGGTAAGCCAGCGGCGACAACGTCACCTCGGGCTCACCCGGCTCGCCATCGCGAAGGATCAGCAGCCCCTCGGTCGGGATGCGCTCGGGCAGCACCTCGCCGCGCAGGGCGGTGGCGGGCAGCGCCGAAAGCCGCGCGTGCAGCGCGGCGAGGATGGTTTCGCGAGAGGTGGGCATGTCCGACTGCTTCTGATCCTTGTGAAGAAGAGTACCTTTTGGCCTCGTCAGAGAAACTTGCCCCTTCTGCTTCGCCCCCTCAGATCTTCACCTGTCTGCTTGACAACCCGCAACCGCGTGAAGGACACAATAGGCTGCGCTTGTAGCTCAAGGGGTAGAGCGTCCGCCTTTACGAAGCCACGGCTTTCTCAGAGCGGATGATGTGCGTTCGAATCGCGCCAAGCGCTCCAACGTTAGGAAGGAAATGACGCTTTACATCGCTCAAAGCCGCCCAAGAAAGGACTTTAAGAAATTACTTGGGAACGCCAATCATCTCATCATCACAGCACTGGTTGGCCTTGACGCTGTTGAGCGGGGCATCGTGCAAGAAGTTCCGGAAGACTTGCACGCCGCGTGGTCGCCTAAGGATCCTGTCGCCTCTGCTAGACGCAGTCGGAGGCTAATACTGGATATGGTTCTAATACGGGCGATTGATGCTATCGATGTTTATCTTCGTGAGGCGATCAGAAAGCCCACCATTATTCAGTCTGACGCTTTCCGAAAAGACCTTGACGCAGCTGGTTTAAGTATATTTCAAAAACTAAAGGCTGTTGAACGCAACTGTAAAGGTATCGATGATCTACCTTTGGCTATTATCTTCGTGATGGTTGCTTGGCGAAACCGCAGCGCTCATTCGGAATCTGACCGTGACGCACCGATAAAACAAATCGAGATACTGAAGTGCAAATCCCAAGAGCTCTCAGAGCGATTTCGGGGTATAGATGCTGATATGCTCCTTTCCGGTTACAACACATCGCGATCAATGACATTCAAAGAAATCGCCTCTCTTATCAACGCCGCCCATCATTTGATTTCTGAACTAGATGCTATTCTTCTCAGATCACTGGATATTGAGCGTCACCTGAAGGAAGTAATTTGGACATCCTTGCTTGATAGTCAGAAAGAAGCCGAGCCGGCAGAACGAGCGAGAATGCGACGGGCTGCTAGCATTTGGGGCAAAGACCCACTCGACAAGGCAGGTGCCGTCATTAAATTTCTCAAGCAACAAGGCTTCTCAGATGTTGCATTGGAGAAGCCGGAGGGACAATTTGTGCCATCAGATCTCTTATCTGAGATTCAGAAACATACTCCAAAATCAGTATTGGCGTGGTCCAGATATACGACTTGATGTTCCGTGCTAAAGCCTTCCCTCCACCCAGTTCGCCACGATCAGCCCCGGCACACCGTCCACTGCGCGCTCCGCATCCCGCGCGAGGTCCAGCCGCTTCGGCAGCTTGACCTGCGGTACCAGCAGGAAGATCGGCGCGGTGACCTTGCCGCGGCCGGTCTTCGACCGCGACACCACCGCCTGGCCTTTCGTATTGAGCCGCCCCTCGGCGACCAGCAGGCTCGGGCCCGTCCGGCGATAGACGAAGCGCAGGCGCAGGCCACGGCGGCGCTCCCATTCGCCGGGCGTGATCCTGCCCCCCCGCAGGGACTTGCCTGCGGCGGGCAGCGGGATCGCCAGCCAGAACCCATCCTTCGAGCGGATCAGCGGGCCGGTGTCGTGCGCGCCCACGATGACCGGCGCCTTCGACCAGACCAGCGCCGCGGCTTCCAGGCTTTCGCCCGACCTCGGGAAGTTCTGGCTCCGGATCGAGTTGGCCAGCCGTGTGCCGAGCCCCGCGCCGGTGATCTGCAGCCGCCACGCCGACTTCAGTCCGGTTCCAGCCTCGCGCATGGCTGCGGTGACGGCGCGTTCGCCCGCCGCGACCTCGGCGGCCATCATCGCGACGATGTCGGGATCGATGTCGAGCTTCAGCTTCATGGCGATCACGCGGGCCTCATATCGACGGTCCAGACCAGCCGCTCGCGGTCACGGACCGGCTCGCCCTGAATGAGGAAGGCGTCACCGTCGATTTCGATGCGGTCGCCGGGACGCGGGTTCGGCACCTCGGCGACGCGCAGGTCGACGCGGGTGGTTTCGGACCAGAGCCGCGCGTCGCCGAAGTCAGTGATCGCGTCAGCGCGCCGGGCGACGACGCGCACCAGGACGGGCGCGCCGCCGTCGGCGATGTAGACCGCGTCCCGGCCGATGTTCGGATCGGCAAAGAGCGCGCCAACGGCGGCGGCGATGGCGCTCATCAGAAGACCGCGTTCAGGCGCACCCGGCCGATGGTGTCGCCCGCACCGCTCGCCACGGCTTCGACGGCCACGCCTACAGGCGTGTTGTCGGTCGCGACCGTGGTGCAGCGCTTGTTGGTGTCGTCCCAATAGACCTTGGCCCCGACGGTCCACGCTTGGCCGAGGTCGCCCGCGTGCTGAAGGTGGACCGCGACTGGCTGATCCACGGCATCGGCGAGGTCGAGGGTACGCCCCCCTTCGTGGACAATCCCGACGACGCCTTCGTGGCCATCGCGCACGCCACGCCGCGCCCCGCGATGGGCGGCGGCGCGGTCGTGACCGAGGACGGCGACACGCCCGGCCGTGTCTATCACTTCCGCCAGTCGTGGATCCGCCACAAGCTTAAGGCCAGCCCGTCTCAACTGCGCATCATGCATGTGGAGGGCGACAGCATGGCGCCGACGCTGCTGAGCGGCGACGCGGTGCTGGTCGACATGACCCGCCGCGCGCCGAACCCGCCCGGCATCTTCGTGCTGGATGACGGGATGGGGCTGGTCGCCAAGCGGCTCGAGCACATCCCCAACAGCGACCCGCCCGCGGTCCGCGTCATCTCCGACAACAAGCACTATCCCGAATATGAGCGAACGGCCGACGAGATCCACATCGTCGGCCGCATCCGCTGGTTCGCGCGGGAGATCTGAGGTAATCGCGCTGCGGGAGATGGACGATGCCGACCCGGCGCTGGCGTTCTCGCCGCTGGTGCGCGGGATCGAGAAGACATTCGCCTGGATCGGCGAGCATGGCGGCATCCCCCTGACGCCGTCCAAGGCGTTCAAGCGCGTGTTCGTGCACTGGGCCGCGGCCGCGTTCGACTGGCCCGGCCACACCGAGGCGGACCTCTTCGCCGTCAACAAGGTGCTGAACGAGCCCGACTTCGCCCCGCTCATGGTGCTACACGACCTGATGATCGCGATGAAGCTCGGTCGACACTACAAGGGCGAGTTCCGCCTGACCAAGGCAGGCCAGGCGTTGGTCGGCCATCCTGGTCGGATCTTCGGCACGGCCGGCCCGTTCTTTCTGTTCCACATCAACCACGCCAGCATGTCGCGCTTCGACGACGCGCCGATCCTCGGCAACTGGGACGTGTTCCTGAACGTGCTGAACATCGAGACCGAGGACGGCGCCACGGGCGCCCACCTTCGCCGCGTGCTTTTCGGCGAGCCCGAGGCAGGGCCGGTCCCGCACTATGACGATGTGATGGGCCAGCTCTACAGTAAGCGGCGTCTCGGCCGCCTGACTGGCGCGAGCGAGGATCGGTTGTTCCATTCACGTCGTGATTGGCGACGGATGGGACCACAGCTTTGCAGGAAAGTGCGCAGCTTTTGATGGCCGGGCGACGC